GCTCACGAACAATTAGTATCTGATTTACAAAAAGGAGATACTGATTTAGACCCGGACTCTCATCCATCAAACCCAGACGGAGATAACGGCCCTAATCAACAATCATACATTAATTCTTTTATGGAAGAAATACACTTTAACAGATATATTGATGGTGATTTAGAGGGTATACAATCAATTAATATTGATGGTAAGGTTGTAGAACCAAAACATTTTAGAGATTGTCTAGCAGAGTTATCTGGATTTGAAGGGGAAAGTAAAACAAAAGAAGGTAAGGAAGCGTTAAAAGAGCATTTAAGAAAAAGATTAAGAATTTCACCAGACAAAGAATCTATTAGTTTTTCTGGTAAAGATGGTGGAAAAGAAAATGAGATTGGAACAGAATCTTATAGAACAAAAGGAAATGCAAAAGGTGTGTTAGCACATCTTGGTAAAGATATGATAGAGTGTTTACAAGGAAAAACTGAAAAATGAAAACTCAATTATTATGCACCTTTACAACACATAGTAAGTTAAACCTTATTATAGATTCAATTATAGATTCTTATACAATTTTATTTGATAAAATTTATGTATTTCAAAACGAAGATGATGCAGGACAATTAATCTGCACTTATAATATAGAAATGGTTGAGGATTATTATGACGGAGATGAAGCCATATCCGGAACTATCTCTTTACATAGAAAAAAACAATCCAACACACTTTATACAATTAACGCATTAAACGAAACAATTAGAAGTTTAAACAACGGAGTATTGGATAAGTCATTTGCAATCCCGTGGGAAAGATATCAAAATAATTTACTATTGACAAATGAAGAGGGTTTGAATATTATCCCTACAAAAATATTCAAAATAATAAATGTTAAAGATTGGTAAAAAAGCTTGGTATTTTAGAAAAGTTCTTTATATTTATTACTGAATAACAATTAAACAATTAACAATTAATTAATAGGAGAAACAAAATGGATATTAACGCAATCAAAAAAAGGTTAAACCAGTTACAATCAACCAATACTAGAACTTCAAATCTTTGGAAACCGCAACCAGGAAAACAACAAGTTAGAGTAGTTCCTTACAAATTCAATCCAGATACACCATTTATAGAGTTATTTTTTCACTATAATTTAGGTGGTAAGAACTATCTTTCACCAATCAGTTTCGGTAGACCAGACCCGATTGAAGAATTTTCACAAAGACTAAAAACAACCGGTAGTAAAGATGACTACACACTTGGTAGAAAATTAGAAGCCAAGATGAGAACTTTTGCACCTGTTATTGTTCGTGGTGAAGAATCTGAAGGAGTTAAGTTTTGGGGATTTGGAAAGACAGTTTATCAAGAACTTCTTTCAATCATAGCTGACCCAGATTACGGAGACATTACAGACCCGAAAAATGGTCGTGATATTACATTAGAGTTTAAAACTGCTGAAGAAACAGGAGCATCATTTCCTTCAACTTCAATTAGAGTTAAACCTAATCAAACACCGATAACTGAGGACTCTAATATATTGGAACGAATTAAAGATACTCAAAAAGAAATTACTGATATCTATCAAGAGTTGTCATATGAAGATTTGACAAATGTCTTGAACGAGTGGTTAAATCCTGATGAAGAATCAACTGAAAAAGAAACTTCAACAGAAGAACCAAAAAAACCAGTAAATGAATTTGACCAAAAACTAGCAGAAGACAAAGCTAAAAAAGAATCAGCTAATAAAGTCCAAGATGCTAGTCAACAATTCGACGATTTATTCAACAATTAAGGAGTAGAAAATGTCAGTAAAAGACGATTTGGCTAATGTCATAGCCGATAACCTGAACAAAAAGTTCAAAGACAACAAAGTAGCGTATTTCCTTGACGGAAGTGATGATACACCAACAGATATTAAAGACTTTATTTCAACAGGGTCTTCAATGTTGGATTTAGCAATCTCTAATCGTGAAGACGGAGGTATTGCTGTTGGTAGAATTACAGAAATCAACGGATTAGAATCAAGTGGTAAATCATTACTTGCATCTCACATACTTGCAGAAACTCAAAAGAAGGGTGGTATCGCAGTTTATATGGATACAGAAACATCAGTCAGTAGAGATTTCTTAGAAGCTATTGGTGTTGATGTTAGTAAATTGTTATATCTGCACTTCGAGTGTGTTGAAGATATATTTGAAGCCATTGAAGATATCATTACTAAAGTTCGTGAATCAGACAAAGATAGATTAGTAACTATCTTGGTGGACTCACTAGCGGCTACATCAACAAAAGTTGAAATAGAAGCAGACTTTGGTAAAGACGGATATGCGACTACAAAAGCAATCGTTATCTCAAAAGCACTTCGTAAGATAACTCAAATGATTGGTCGTCAAAAAGTATCACTTGTCTTTACAAATCAATTAAGACAAAAATTAGGTGTTATGTTTGGAGACCCGTGGACTACGAGTGGTGGTAAAGCATTACCATTTCACGCTTCAACCCGTGTTAGATTAAAAAATATGGGTCAAATCAAAGATAGTAAGAAAAAGAATATCTTAGGTATGAAGTGTAGAGCTCAAATCATTAAAAACAGATTAGGGCCACCTTTGAGACACGCAGACTACGATATGTATTTTGATTCTGGAATTGATAACTATGGTGGTTGGTTAGGTGTAATGAAAGAACACAAGTTGGTAAAATCAGCTGGTGCTTGGTATACCTTAGAATACCGCAAAAAAGAATATAAATTCCAATCAAAAGACTTCAAAGAGTTAATGGAAACTAATGACGGACTTCGTAATCATCTTTACAAACAAATTTGTGAAAAATGTATTTTAGAATACCAAAAAGGAAATGTAGGTATTGATGATATAGAATATACAGGGGAAGTCATTGGAGATGAATAAAAAAAAGTATTTATCGATTCTTGACGATATTAAAAAAGGCGGCTCGGAAATTGGAGATAATCCAAATGAAAATGTGTTGATAATAGATGGACTGAATACTTTTATTAGAGTGTTTAGTGTTATACCAACTACTAATGATGATGGGACACACATTGGTGGAATAGTTGGTTTTCTGAAATCAATAGGTTACACAATCAATATGTTTAGACCTACTCGTTGCATCATAATGTTTGATGGAAAGGGTGGGTCAAGTCGCCGTCGTAAATTATATCCAGAATATAAAGCCAAAAGAAAAACAAATATTCGATTGAATAGAGCGTATGGGTTTGATAATATTGAACACGAACGTGAAAATATGATACGACAAATCAGAAGAACGATTGATTACTTAGAATACTTACCGATTACTTTACTATCAATAGACAATGTGGAAGCTGATGATATTATTGCATACGCATCCAAACAAGTTTTAACTGATAGTAAAGTAACGATAATGTCATCAGATAAAGACTTTCTTCAATTAGTTGATGATAGAATTTCAGTATGGTCACCAACAAAGAAAAAACTATACAAACCAGAACAAGTAATGGAAGAATATGGTATTCCTTCACACAATTTATTAATGTATAGAATATTTGACGGAGATAAATCTGATAATATTAATGGAGTTCGTGGTTATGGATTAAAAACCGTAATTAAAAAATTACCATTTTTACAAGAAGAAAAACAATTTTCAGTTGATGATGCAATAAAAGAATCAAGTGAACTAGAAGAACATAGAGAACTTATGAAACGAAACTATGATTTAATGCAATTACATAATGTAAATATATCAGCATCAGCCAAAACAAAAACCATAGATAAAATGAGAGAACCAATTCCTAATTTGGATAAAGTAACATTTAAGAAAATGTTTTTAGAGGACAAAATGTATTCAGCACTTCCAAATTTAGAAACTTGGTTACAGACAAAATTTCAAACATTAGTAAAATTTATAGGACAATAAAATTTATTTGATTTTGAAAATAAAAATGATATTTATTTATGGGTAGAAAAGTAATATACAAAACAGAAAAAGAAAAGAAAGAAGCTCAGTTAAGATGGCAACGAGAACATTATGAGCGTAATAAAGAAAAATTAAAGTTACAAGCCCGACAACGATATCGTAAACAACAACAAGAAAAAATTAGAAAAGAAACGAGGGATAAGTTATATGGAGAATGAAAAACTAACGAGTTTTGGAAACTCTTTTCAATCCAAAATCATAGCATCATTATTGGTTAAGAAAACTTTCTTACAAACTATTTCAGATATTCTACAAGAAGAATATTTTGATTCTGATGCCAATAAGTGGTTAGTTAAAACTATTATATCTTATTTCTATGAATTTAAAACAAGTCCAACATTAGAAGTAATCAAGGTAAAGATAAATGATGTAGAAGATGATATATTGAAAACATCTATTATTGATAAATTAAAAGATGCTTGGAATCATAGAGAATCAACAGATTTAGAATTTACACAGAAAGAAACTATCAAGTTTTGTAAAAATCAAAAATTAAAAAATGCAATTATTGATTCAGTAGTTCTATTGGAA